GATAATTTCTGTGTTCATAAAGCGATAATCGTTTTTAAAGTCACCATCTTTGTTTTCAAAGTGTAGACCTACTGGCAGTGTTTCACCGTTGCGTTCTGCCGTAGTAATGGTGATTTTTGCATCGTCCTTGTATTCGGCACCATCTAACAAGTATTTCAATTTGTTTAATTGCGGCATACCAAATACGCCAATCATGTCTGCGTATGGGGCACTAGTTTCAGCCTCCATAATAACTGAACGATCGTCAGCCATAGAGTTGATGGTTGTGCCTTTGTCTGTGCCTGTGACTTTAACAGTGGTTAAGAAACCAAGGTTTTGTGTATGGCTTACAATGTCTTGTAGAATATCTTTCATGTTAATTTCCTTTGTATAATAAGATTATATTTAGATCGTGAGTAAAACGCAAATATATTTTACTCAAAATCAAACAGCTTGCTGAATGTATTGTCCGACCTTGTTGAACTGATGTCCCATTCTAAAACACCAATCAAGTTTTCTAACTTTTCATCGATAACTGCATTTTCCATTTCACTATCGTTGAACGGTAGATCCTTAAACCATTGTGGTAGTCTAAGTTCATCTACAGGATATGCCACGGATGTATAGCCCATTGGATTGTCTTTGACCTTGCAGACAATAACTTTGGCTCCGTCAGTAACCGCCATCGAATACTTGTCATCCATCATGCGTTTGAGCGTATTCCAATTAAGGCTTGCTCTAACATGACCAGGCATATTAGTCTTGCCAGCCTTCTTCTCTTTACTGGCGTATTCTGTAATGTTGTTGGCACGTTTAGGTGAGCCTTTCTCCCATCCGGGGCGAGTTTTAAATTCAGTACGGAAATTAGTAATGTATTCTAACACCTGTTCTTTTCCTGCACCATTCAATACCTGTGTCAGCACCTCACTCAGGAAGTCTTGGATAACAACCGGGGTATCTGAACGCTTGAGGTCGAGCCCCATGGCCTTGATCTTACCACCCTGTCCGTCTGTGTCTGCTCGCTTGCCTTCTTTGTCGTAGTAGAGCACTGCGTATCTTTTTTTAGTAATAAACAGACCTTTTGATGCGACGATCTCACGACCTGCTTTGATAACATCTCCCCTTGTTTTTGGGCAGTGGAAGCTGTCTTGCATGAATTTGACGAATGTGTCATTTACAGTTTCTCCTATGGTATCGTAAAGTTCAACTACAGATTCTCTGGTCCACGGCAATGCACCAGAGTCAATGTCTTTTTTAAGTGTTCGATAAGCTGAAAAATAACAACTGTCTGTATCACCGTAGATAATTGCTTTACCTATGTGATCATATTCTCCAGTAACAATCTCATTTACCTTAGCAGCCATGTGCTTGGCAATTGCACGGCCAGTAAGCGTTGTGGACTGACCAATACGATTGTCAAAGAACCTACAACCAGGATTAAGAATAGCACCATAGAGACTGTTGAGGTTAATCTTTTTAACAAGTTGACGTTTGTCCCAATATTCTTCTTCAATTTTATTTCCCGCCTTTATACAATCTTTTAGTTTGGCCTGCATGTCTTTACGTTCAGCATACCAACGTTTAAGCAATCCAGGAATAATACCTTCTTTCTCATAGGTAAAAATAGTGCCGTTAGCTGAAATCATCCAGGGCTGATTACTTTCAAAGATTAAATCATAAATCTGTGCAGCACTTAGTGTATCGCTACCGCCATCTTCCCAGTCAATAGTAAGTTCACGACCAACTTCGCGAGTCATAACCGACGTATATTCAATGCTGCCAAAAATGCCTTCCCATGCACCAGCAAAGCTACGACCTTTTGCCATCTCCGCAGCAATAAAGTCTTTGGTACCATCTTGACGCAGTTGACCCACAATAGTCTCAGGACCCATGTTAAGAGCACGAATTGCTGAAGGATATAGACTGTTAATGTCCAAAGAACCAATCCATTCGTGGATGCCTTTCTTTGGAAACGCAACATATGCACCTGCGGCTTGTGTATCTAGTCCTTCGCGGTTAACACGATTAGGCACAATCATTCCACGCTTGTGAGCTTCGTTGATAATGGCCTGCTCAGTTACAGCAACAGCACCCATTGTGGTCTGCAACAGTACCGTACACTCGTGTGCCAGCGTATTGGCAAGATCCATGAACTTGAGTTTTTTATCTAAGTCATCGAGAAGTTTACAGTCGTTGATGTTGTATTCGACAAATGTTTTAAAGTCGTTGTTGTATAGTTGATCAAGTGTGCCTTCGTACTGTGTCTTTCTTTGACCTAGCTCGTATTCGGCAATGGCATCTAATCGATAGGTGTGTCGTTCTTCATACGTGTACTTGCGATACAGTTCGAGGCTGTCTAAGTGAACACGCCCATGAAAGTCATATGTAATAGCAGTCTTACCATACTTTTCGTATTCACGCTTTTTAGGAAATTGGTTCCACAAGCAAAAACGTCTTGTATCTTCTTTGCTTAGTGATTTAGTAACACGATTAACGGTATACGGTATATCAAAGCCTTCTGAGTTCCAACCTGACAGCACGTCGGCATCTTGTATTAGATCAAGGAAGGTGTCTAACATGTCCGCTTCACTGCTAAACAACATAACGTTGGGAAATTCCTCAACTTGCTTCTTGGCTTCTTCCATACTCAGTGTCTTAGGCGGAATAGCCAAACAAACCATAGTTTCCATCCATTGAAGGTAGACAGCAATTGCAGTAATTGGCATAAATGCATCTTCAGACGATGCATAACCACGTTCTGGATCAAAGTCTACCTCAATGTCGAAGAACGCTACGTTTAGTTTAGGAGCATCGATGTTTAGATAGTGATCTTCAAGACAGCGATAAATGGGATTAATATCGCTTTCGTATAGTTTTTTGTTTGAATGAATAGCCAGTTCTTTGCGATGTTCTTTGACATTCTTTGAACTTACACGGCTTAGGGGTTCGCCCTTGATTGAAAGGAATTTACCTTTAGGGTCGTTGTAATAAAAAATATGACGAGCTGGATATTCTTTATAATGTCTTTGACCTTTATCATCTCGTTCGACGACATTGATCATATCCTGCTCTCTATCATAGAAAGCGTCTACGTAACTCAAATTTTTCTCCTATGCAATTTACGGCTTGCAAATACCAACATGCGGTTTATGGCCCGCCGACCTTGCTTATGAATTACTTATCATCCTAGTTATGGCTATGATATCGATAGTGGCTATTAATGCATAGTTAGCAATCATGCCAGTGCTTCCACGTGTCCAAGCAGCCCACGCAAAAATAACACATTGAATAATAAACAATGGATACAGGTATATAAACGGAGGAGTAGGCAATGTATAGCCCATCCAAATAGTACAACCAATACTCATAAACCACGCTAACAATTCTAGTACAAATCGTACCGGATGTGTAGTGTAGTCTTCTTTAATCCAATCAATAGTTGAACTAAACATTAATCAATGCGCTTGGTAATTTCTAAGATAGCTTCAACTTCTTGCCAATCTTCGTCGTGAGCTTTAAAGTCGCCCTTGTGAGCAATCTTGATTGCTTTATTAATAACACTTGGTTTGATTTGTAATTCTTCGGCAACTGCTTTAACAGTTTCTTTGAGACCTTCGTTGAGATCTTCTACTTCACGCAGTACATTAGAGCCTTCGTTGATCAAACGCTCGAGCTTTGCTTTTTCTTCTGGACCATACATCTTTGGCATAATAGTTCTCCTATACAACTATTATACAGCCATAAAAAAAGCCAGTCAACTAATTAACTGGCTTTTGGATGTAATTGGTTAAATTACTTTTGGTCTTCGCTTAGTACGTCGTACATTTCGAACACGCCACCGTTACGCTCATAGATTAGACCAGCATACAATTCTGCCTTCATACCTTCGCCTAATTTACTTGCAGCAACACGATTTGCCCAATTAAACAATTCTTTGTCAATTGGATCAATCTGTTGTTGTCCGCCGCTTTCTTGAACTAGTTGAACCATTTGTTTGAAAGACAATTTTGTTTCAACTGACTCAGCAACTACTTTCTTAGAAGCTTTTACTGACTCATTCTTCTTACCAAAAAACTTTTCTTGCTTGGCGCTCATACCTTTCTTACCAGCTGGTTTGTCGCCTTTATCGGCAGCAGCTTTCTTCATTGGCTCTTTCTTGTCACCGTCTTTGTCAAGGTCTAAAAAGTCTGG